TCATGATTCCAATTTATTCGCTTGCTGTATTCTTGCAAGCGCTGCTGCACGCATTTTTTCCTTTGTTTCTTCGGAATGCTTTTTGCCTTTCATGCTTCCTCCATTGGCATCCAAGTGTTTCCTGATTTTGGCGCGTTGCTCATCAGTCCAACTCTTCCCGTAATTTGGATTATTCTTACCGCGCATCTTTGAATACACGGCCTCTCGCCATTCGAGATCGGCCATTTTTTTTGCTCTTGCTGCTATAGAAGCCTCTATTTGCTCACGAGACGGCTTCCAACCGCTTGCCTTTCTTGTTTCTCCAATTCTATTTCTAACCTCACGCGGTATTGACCTATTCTTCCATGCTGCGCGCCCTTTTTGCGCCATATCAGCCGCGTTATCATTGTGCGTTCCGACAAACAAGTGAGAGGGGTTAACGCAGGATGGGTTGTCGCATGTGTGACAGACAAACATTCCGTCCGGGATAGGCCCCTTAAATAGTTGATATGAGAACCTATGCGTCAACTCAATTTTTTCTCCAGTATTAAACGCGCCATATCCTGCCGTGCTCTTTCCCCCACCCCAATTCCAGCACTCGCTATCACTCAAGCCAGACGGAACCTTAGATAGAAACTGGCATTTTGTACTGCAATATTTCTTACGATACACCCCGTCAAAAACAATCTTGCATGTTCTACATATCGGCATTGCATTCTCCTATGTCATACCGATATTATAAAACTAGGGAATCAGTTTAACTCTCCTAAGCACTGTTTTTTTTCTTGCTCTCTTCTATTAACCAACCCGTTAACCTTTCTTCCTTTTACATAAACCCATTTTGTAAATTCGTTGCAAGCCCCTTCATAATCACCAGCATTTAACTTCTTAACGAGAGTGCTATTACAAAATGCGCCAACGCCTATATTGTAAGAAATGCTTATCATGGCCTCATACTCATGCTGGAATAGCGGAACCTTGACGCACCGCTTTACGCCCGCCGCATAGACGTTTTCAACCTCGTCAAGCAGGTATTGCAAACCGCGCACAGGATTGGACTTGTCCCCCATCTTGACGCCTTTGGTGCGCCCGAAATCAATGGTCGGCACATCTCCGGGAACGGGGATATACGCCTCATCCTTATACCCCTCGTGCACCGCGATCCCAACCAGCGTGGATGCCGCCAACACTAATAGCGCTACAGCAGACCTGCCTTGGCTATATAATGGCTTGCTCATCTTTCGATTCCTCGTGTCCCATTATGTCAGGGAGCATTTTCTGTAATGCAATCCAGCTTCGCCTTTATGGTCTCCTTCAGATCGCCTGCATCCAGTGTGGCGCAGGAGGATATTTCCGAAACGGGAGATGCTGTCTTGGACTTTGGCTTCGGAATTTCTGTAGTGCTCATCGACGTTTGCGGTTGTACAGTTGAAACAGGTGACTCCATTGCGGTTTCGTTCGGCGCCAGTGGTTCATTCGTCACCAGGGGCGTAAGCATGGTGCATGACGCCAGAAACAAAGCTCCCAGCAGATACCTCATGGCTTTCTCCCTCTCGTCCATTTCTCGATGATTCTGTCAAGCTTGTCGTTGAATTCCTTCAACGTTTCACGCTGCTCGGCTCTCATTGACTTGATTTCATCATCAAGACGTTCATTGGTTCTTTCCTGATACAACTCACCCCGTTTCAGGGTCGCAATATCATTTTGCAGTGTGTTGTATGTAGCTACGCCCGACGCAACGAGGCCAGCCACTGCAATAATTCCACCGAAGGATAATGTGTAGGTGGACGGCCCGCGCCGCCTTTCTGTCCTCCTCGCAACCTTATGATCGCCGTCATCATCTGACATATCATCTGACATGATCAGGACAAACTCCACAAAACCATGATTGCAAATACGACCGCACCCAGCAATATTGCGGCCGTCCATTTCGACCCCTTCAACTTTTCCAATAAACCGTCTGCGCGCCCTTCGACTGCGGCATGTTGTCTTTCCACCTCTTCCTGAATGGCTTTAATGCGTTTGCGTTGAAACATGGTCACAATAATTCCTCCTGGGTATTGAATAAAAAAGCCCGTTCGGGCGAAAAAAAAGCGGCTACGCCGCGTCTTGCTCTCTTGTTCAAAAAGTTTCGATCATGTGTTTACCATTTGATGTCATCCAATTGCTGCGGGGTGGGAAAATCGCCAAGGGCAGCAATCATGTCCTGTAATCTCTGCCTCTTGCCCGTCAGTTGACCGTGCACCCCTGCAAATGCAGCAGCCTTGGTGGTAATTTTGGCTGCCAGATCTGCCTTACTTATACTTCGCGCCTCAGCAGCGCTATCCAGCCAGGGAGTATGGGCTTGAGGATTCGAAAACCATGTCTTTGCTTCCGCTTCCTGTAACGCCCAGCTCTTCACTTCTTCCTCTGGATAAACTGCTGTCAATTCCCTTACCTTGGACTGATAAGCAGTGTTAATACGAGCCAGGGCCGCTGCTCTCATTTGATCCGGACTCGGTGCAGTCAACGAGGTGATCTGTTCTGACGCCGCGGCTTTCCATAGATCCACAAATGACTGAAACTCTGCTATGTTTGTGAACAGCGTATTTGCAGTATCGTCATACTCTATATGACCGCTTGTACCGTTCCACTGCACAGCGCGCACATTGGCCCTCAACGACGACAAATCGATTCGCCTGAATACGCCATCTACTCCAACCGCGCTGTCGTCCCGAATGATTGTCACTCGCATATCTCACTCTGCTCCGATAAACCGTTACCCTGGACCTTCCTGTTCGCCATGTGCGCTGCCACAAGCAGCACGCGTTGGGTTTTCTCGCTGTGCTTCACCATCTCATTACGGAAGGATTCTGTAGCTGCGGTGCCCTTGCGGGATTCGTTGGCTGCGTTGATCATCAGTGTGGGCAGCCAGCCTATAGCGCATCCCCATGAATCGGTTTCCTGTCCCGTGTTGACATTTACGCCACGAACCTGCACATACCATGGACATCGATAGAGGACAGGTTTGCTGTCTTCGAGCTTAAGCTCTTCACAGTTTGCTCCCAGGGGACAATTCGCTGTACGTATTTCCATCAATCCTTACTCGCTATGATTATGTCGATGTATTGCACGGCAAGGTTGATGGCCGTGCCGGTAAAAATATGGTTGTGCGAGCCGCCGCCGCCTGTGCCGGCATCCGTAATTGGCATTCCGGTAATAACTCCCCCCCCTCCACCGCTGGGGTTGGCTCCTCCACCTGATGTTCCATACACACTCAAACTATGGGTATGCGCCGGTATCTGCGCCGAGGTCAATGTCGTCGCGCTGTTCCAGCCGGAAACCGCCTGCGACGTGAAGGCTGACGTGAAGGCGACTGAACCGCCCGAACCGCCACCGGTGCTTCCAACAACACGCAGTGCCTTATTATGGTGTGTCGTGACCTGAGTCCAGCCTGCCGGTGCCGTCGCCTGAAAAAATGACATAACAGTTCCGGGAGGAATGAGGCTGGCGGGCGCAGCGCCCAGTGTCGCTCTCGCAACCGCCGCATTATCATCATCCAGCAAGCCCCGGATATAGGAGCTCAGATTCGCCAATGCGACTGTGCCCGGTCCAGTGAAATACGCCATCTTATCGGCTGACGTTTCCAGGGCGCCAAGCGCCTGGAGATTTGGATTTGCAAGGGATTCCTGCAAGGCAATGCTGGTTACACCGGCAACGAAGTAATCGCCTGCTGCCCAGGTACGGGGAGCCGTACCGTCCAGTCCTCGTCCTCCTTGCGCGATGATTAAGCTGTCGGTCGTACGCGCCTCGATTTTCACAATTTCCCGATTGCCGGAAGCATCCTTGAATATGCCATAGAAATAATCGCCGATGCCTGGCGATGGAAAGAGAACGCCCTTGCCGGCCTCCACTGTGAAGCTCAATCCCGTTGTCCCACTGGGAGCGGAACTGATGATGGCCTTGCCAAAATTCGAGAACTTGAGTCCCATGTTTTATCCTCGTCTCAGGATTGCTGTCTGGAAGGGCGCTCTGGTATAGCCTCGGGCTACTCTCATGCCTGCTGCCGCCGTCTTGATAATGAACTGTTGCTGGTGATAGGCGGCTAGCTGGATATTGGTATAGGGCTTTTTAGGTGACAGCATTAGCCGCGCCATCGAGCCATGAATGATGGCTTCGCGGTATTCGTGAAATAGCGTGTCGTCAATCCCTGTACTGAGGGCCGAAGGTTTTAACGCGACTGTTATTGTCAATATCCCGTTACTATCCGGAGCTGGAACCAGGGTCAGCGAAAATGGACCGCCAAGAACATATCGTGGCTTGCCAGTTTGTCGGCGCAAGTTTTTGATCGTGATGTTCTTCTCGCAGGCAAAAGACTCTATTTCTTCTCCATTCAGCACTGCATGTATGATGGCATGAACTGCCGCGCCTTCAGGGGGGGAGTAGGCATATTCCGCAATGCCCCCCATTACGAAGACAGGCAGATGCTCGGTTTGCCAGGCCAGGGATTGCTCACAGAACGCTATAGAGGATTGACGCAATGCACTGTCGGCTGCAGCAGCTGGGCATCCGGGCAGGTCTGGCATAAGCAGATCATAAAAATCGCTCCAGAATTTCATGGCTGCGCCTCGGAGCCGAACAACTGCATGAACAGAGCCGCACGCCCGGAATTGACATGCTCATCGTCAGACATTTCTGCTCTGGCCGTGACATAATCTGCTACTGGCTGGAGGCATATAGGCGGTAGCGGAAAAGCATCATCCAAGGCCCGTTCCCCATCGGGCAGGTTGTTGAACTCACCTATGAACAGATCCGGCCGCCGTCTGAGAATCTGCAGCATCCCCTGATTGGCAAAGGACAGCAACACAGTATCCGAGTAACGTGTTTTGTCTTCATCATTCAGCGGAATACGAGCCAGCTCGACGATTGACTGATATGAGAATGACATCAGTCCGGCATCTCGTTCTTGGAAAACAGGGCAATCACTTTATGCCGTATGGTTCCCTCGTTTTGACGCCTGTCTAGCCGTTCGTTGTATTTGCGCTCGGCAAACTCAAGCAGAGCTTTTTTTCTCATGGAATGAAAGTCGATCACCGGCAGCGGTTCTTCAACCGGTTTCTCTGCTTGAGCCAGCCCGATCGGCACAACGTTATCCAGCGTCTCATCGTAGACGCGCATCCAGGTATCGGAGTAGACGAGCAGCCTCTCAGCAACTTCAGCACTTACATTCCGCACTTGATCCGGTTCCCAGCGCAGCCCCACGCCATTGATGCTGTCAATCTTGATGCCGGTGGCAATATATTTGACTTTTGGCATATGAAATCCTCAATAAAAAGGCGATCCCCAGAAACTCTGGGGATCGCCTTTGACTTCCTGATTACTGCTTGCTTTTACTTGACGCCTGTCGCCTCGCCCGCAACGATTGCAGTGATATTGCCCGAAACAAACGCAGTGGCCGGTACAGTTACCGTCAGGATGACGTACACATCTTTTTCGAATTTGATGGGTTGAAATCTCAGGTCGGTAAGAGCCACGCCGGATAAAATCGTTGTAGCCGCGGAAAAGTAATCATCATCCTCGACAGGACCTTGACCGGAGTCGACTGGGGTATAGCCGATTTTTACAGCAAATGTAGTGCCGCCTGTATCCATATCGTCATTTACTATCCGTAACGCTGTAACACTCATGCCAGCCGGGATTCTGACCGGACGGTAGATGCTTCCAACTACTCCGGATAAGGGCGTTGCTGTCCCATAAACCACCGCGGCGTTGCCATAGTTGCCCATGGGCAGCGCTTTGCTGTTCAGGTCTGGTGCGCTAAAAGTGGCCATTTATCTATATCTCTCGAAAAGTGATGGGTGAAAGCAGAACATTAAAGCCCCGCTTTCATGTATCAAACGGGTTAAAACGGATTAAAGTGGTACAACCGAGTCAACCGCAATCACACCAAAGTCGGTGGGTACCTTGAAACCTGTTCCATCGTCGATAGAGAAACGGGTTTTCGCTTTGCCACAAACCTTCTCACCCATTACTTCCAGGTTACTTTCAAAGTTATACCAATGCTCCTTCCATCCGAACTGCATCCCGCTGACCCTGGTTTTGCCATAAGCGACACCCAATGCTTGTGCGCCCAATAATAATCCGCGCTCGATCGCATAGCCGGCTGTCAATGCTCCATTGACAGCTTGATCGGTTTCTGCCGCAGTTGCCGCGTTTGCTGCGGTAACTATCTTCGTGTTTTCGCCAGGCATAAAGCGAATCGCGCGCTCATTCTTGATCACCAGAATGCCATTCCACATTCCAACCTCACCGGCAAACAACGGATGGCGCTCGTCAAAATATGCCGCCCGATTGATGGCGTTCTGCTGGAATGCACGTAACGAACCTTCGGTCAAAAGGAGCGAGTACTGATTGGGTGTGGCGAGAAATACCCACATCTTGGAAGTCTGCGCAGCCCGATCCCCTGCCAGTTTGACGGATTGCAGCGGCTGATCCATGTCATCGAGCCTCTTGCGCAGCAGATCCAGATGCGACACGCGCAGGGCGTCCGTTGAAACGATGGATCCCAACTGCTGCCCTCCTGAGGTCAAATTGGCGCCGTTCACTACAAAATGGCGATTATAGGTAGGCGCCTTCACGGGGTTCACCATTATGGAACCGAAGTTCGGTGCGCTTTGAAGCGGTACTGTCCAGTCCGAACCGGTTTGCGATCCGCGCGCCCCAGCGAGATGTACCAGTGTTTCCTGGGCGTCGAGACGGGGGAAATAACCTGACAATTGCGCCAGGGCAATTTCACGCAACTGATGTTTGGTGCGCTGCTGCGACATGCTGCCACCTGCATCGATGACCTTACTGGATAGATCGATCTTGATCTCCATCGAGGAAAACGAAAGCGCACTGCCCCGTCCTTCACGATTGACATCACCCATCAGCGGTTCGCCACCCACGGTATCGACCAGATCGAGCGATACGACATCGCCAGCACTCTTCATCAAATTATCGATTCGCACAATGGGCATCCCCGGATTTGTTTGACCGGCAATTTTCTGCATTGCTACCGAAGGCTCGACCGGACCGACAAGGCTGTCAATCGCTGTGGATCCTTTGAGCGTGTTGGCGAAGAGCGCCGCGCTATAATGTTTGACTGCCAGTGAACTTCCGCTTGCTACGTTTGTTTCAGCCATTTAATCAATAATCCTTAATCAAGTTCGGCTCTCAAGGCTGCCGCCTGATGCGTGGGCATCTTCATCAACTTCTGAGCAAGTTCAAAAGGACTCAGATTCTCAAGCTGCTCACGTTCAGAGGCTGGATTTGCTCCACCCTGAATATCCGATAGAGTTACAGGCTTCCTCACCGGGGCTGCCTCAAGCTTGGCTTGCACATCCGCTTTCATCATTCCCGGATCGGACTTCTTTTTTGGAGTAGAGGCTTCCGGTATAATCGCCCTGACACGCCGGACAACCTCCTGGAAACGTTCCGCATAAGGCTTTCCCGCCCACTTCGTATTGGTTCTCAGAATTTCGTCCTGCTTCAGCGCTTCTTCCCAGGCGTCAGCGTCATTACTTTCCCAATGCACGAGATCAGGGTTATTGTCTTTTGCCTCAGCGACTTGCTCTGCAGTACTCTGCTGGCTTATGCGCTCGGATTCCTCCTTTTCACGCTCCAGTTCCCGCAGCGTTTGCTCCAGCCTTTCGCCCTGCTTCCGACTCCCCTCGAGCAGCGCACTGAGTACCTGATGAAGTTGAGGCATCTCTTCCTTCAGAGCCTCAAGGTGCGTCTTGAATTTTTCATCCAGCACAACGGACTCTGCTTCCTTTGCTTCCTCTTTCCGCATCAGGAATTCGTCGAGTTTGCCTTGCGTGGACTTTAGCTGCTCGCGCAGCGCTGAGTTCTCTACCCGCAGTTCCTTGTGCTTCTTGTAGGGAATAGTTCCCTTGCCGCTCTTGTTCAAAACGACAGGCTCATCTTCACCTTCATCGTCACTCACTTTGCTGAACGCATCGTCTTTCACATCAGAGCTGGATTTCTCCGTTCCTTCTTCCTCAGGTACTTCCTGTCCGCCTAGAATTTCCGCAAGCTTGCCCGGGTCGCTTTCCAATATCTCGATTTGTTCCGGTGTAAGATTTGCGATTTGCTCATCCGTAAGCTGATCCACTTCCATCTTTCCTCCAAACTACTTAACCCAGTGAGCGGGCCTGTCCTTAGCAGGGTTCAAAAAAGAAATCCCTGGACAAGCACAAGAATTGTGTTATCCAGGGATTTCGGGGGCTACCACTACAATATTGCCGCGAGTGCGTGCGTATGAGCGAAAGCCAATAAAAAGCCGCTCGAAGCGGCTTGTGTTTTACAACTAAACGAACATCAAATAGTCTTTAACCCCGTACGTGTGTAGTATCCAACTCGACCATCAGTAAAAATGCAAGCGGACAAAATCTCCCCACTCTGGAGTAAATTACAAATACGGTTCCGATATGTGACAACTGATCTGTCTTTGATGCCCATTGATGCCATATCATATTGATAGTAAATTGTTCGAGCAATACCCTTGGCCGCTTGGATAAGCAGGCTGCGTCCGATAAATAAGTTCCCCGCTGTGCCGCTCATTAGGGCTACGTCAGGACTGATAGGTGCACTTTCCGTATCCCAAGTTTCTTTCCCAGCAATTCCTGCAGTCGCTTTCGCCGCGTCGATCCGATCTATCATTCCGGGCAACTTTGTTATATCGTTTCCTCCGATGTACAAGTGTACGCCAACGATGTCGATCCAGTCTTTCATGGTTGTTGAACCGTCACCCGTTGGCGCAGCCATCATTCCGAGGAAATACATTTCAGTGCTGCTACCTGCTGTTGCAGACCACACTGTTAAAGCCGGGCTGATAATCTTCGCTGTCGGATCAACCGCCTTGATTGCTTGATTCGCTCGCCGCGTCATTTCCGCTAACTTAGCAAACGTACCTGAGAAGTAGAAGGCCTTATTTGACAAACCCTCCGCGGTGAGCCCGGTTCCATCGTTGTAATAGTTCGGCTCGTTCCAGACCTCGTAATACTTGATCTTGCCCTTGTAACGCTCTGCAATCTTGGAGCAAAACCTGTCCCACCTGGACATATCTGCCGGTTCAGCCTGCAAACCTAGATTGTACGGGCCGTAAGCTCCCTGTTCATTCGGCCTTGCTGATGCCCATTGTGGCGTCCCGTATAACGTAAAAAGAATATCCCGTCCTGCGGCATGGTGGACATTTACCCAATCGTCGAGATCGCTGAAATCCCATACGTTGTCGTATGGTTCAATTTTTTGCCACCGGGCTTTACCGCCCGTCATATCGTGTGAGCGAACAGTATAGAATGAAGCGTCCGTTGCAATATCATTGGATCGCTTATATACATGCATGCCAAAGAACCGATCGCTCACTGATACCGGAGATGTCGATAAAAGCTTGATCGGCAGATTAGGTATTGCCAGCGCGTCCGAGTCAGGATTAGTGAAATCCTTATCCAGAAAAAATGTAGCCCGATTGCCGATAAAATGTCCGCCATGATGTATAGCAGGGTAGACAGCTGATCTGCCAGAAGTCACTATATAATTTGCCATTGATTAATTGCTCCCGGGGTAGTACCAGATTGAATATCCAAGCAGAGTGATGCTTTCGCCCAATACATTTGCTGACCACCTGCATCTGTGATCGATAACCACATCATTGGCCGTGTTCGCGAAACCGTTCGGGTCTCCCGCTGCTAAACCGAATGTGGTATTCCCAAAAATACTCTGAGAGGACAGGCTGTTCAGATTTTTGATGGATATCCGATAATTCGACCTTACAGTCGTCGTAGCTGTTGGTCCGCTAACGTTGCTCCCATTCCAGTCCATCGCCAGCGTTTTAACGGTTGGCGAATTTGTGTATTTCCAATCCTGGGTTACCACCAGCTCTCCATTCATGTTCATTGTTCCCCCAGGAACTGTTATAGAAGCAAGGGTTACATATGATGTGTCGGTAGCGTTATCAGACGTCCGGGTCACAGGTGTATACCTTTGCAAAACCAATGTTGGAAGTAGGCCAGCAGATAAAAAGTCTATATTTCGGTCTGCGTCCCCCTCGGATAAAAGGCTGCTTTCGGTAACTGAATCAAGAGCTAGGATAGAGCCCTTGCCGAACCGCAAACCATTAATCGTTGTGTCATATAATAAGCGAATCATCTTGTTTCTTTTCCCACGTGAAGAGTTATCTAATAACCCCAGATATTTAACAACTTTCAGGGTTGTGAATATCGGCGAGTTCCTTTCCCTTCAGTTCCAGACCTCTCGCCTGATCAAATTCGCACATCGTGCGTACTCCACCTTCGTTTTAGAAGCACTTAGGCTGCTTCATCAGCTATCCAGCCTCAACTGGCTCTATCGTTGCTGGAACTGCTGTTAATGCTTATAGCTATGCATTACCACCGGTACTACTCATCCGCCGCAACTGCTCAGCCAGTTCGTAACGATTAGGCACGTCAGATAGCTCCAGCATTACAGGGTATAAAATCGCCTGATACGTGGGTGGTGCTGCTTGCACAATCTGGCTGAATGCTTGCAACTGCTGTGCCCGGAAGCTGGGTGTGGCGGGGACATCTTCCAGTACAACCTTAACCTGAGCCGTGGCAATGTCGTTCTCTACGATCGGGCCACCGGCAGTCATCACCGAATGATTAAAATAAATGAGTTTTTGCTTTGCGCCTTGTCTGATTGTGACGACCTTCTGACTGCCCAACATATCCTGTTTGATCAGCGCAAGAAGTTGCTGACCAACAAGTCGGCGAGCATGGCGAAAATTATCATTGGGCTCCGCCAACACGGTCGAGCCCTGTTCCACCAGACTGTTGATCGCCACGCCGCTGCTTGCTGAGGTATGTGCTCCCAGCATAGTACGATAGATTCCCCCCACTTCTTCAATCCTGCGTTTGCGTTCCTGCACGAGCTGAAATACCTGGGCAGCAAGCTGATGCTCCCGTATCACCCTGAAGCCGCTGGCATTTCTTCGCTGAGAGTTGAGGATGGTCATCGAGCGCAGACTGCTTATATTATTGGCAACCTCCTGATAAGAATTCTGGCTGAGATCAAGCGCATCATTGTCCACTTCAACTTTTACCGAATTGAGGACTTCGTAGAGAAGAATATCCAGATCGATTATCTGATCCTGAGGTCCCCGCATATCACGAATCAATCCATAGGGAGCTCGACTCCTATCCTTGCGAAAGCACCAGAATGGAATATATGGAAAATCTGAATGAGGTAATGGGCTCGGAACATCCATGAGCTTATGCGGCCCAAGCCAAATTGAAACCCGCATCCGGCTGAGAACCGACTTCTGGACCTGCACGAGACCTTGGGCAACCGCTGCCTGATGATAGGGATTATCCTCGCTGTATTCGATTACCTTCCCATCAGGCAATACCAGGACGTAGGCATCCTCGAAATGCCGATACCATAATTCGGAAAGCCTGACCATACCCGAGTTTCGGTTCAGGTAATCTTCCTGGTTGCGGCTCCATGCCTGCTCGATTTCATAAGCTCTCGCCAAGCCGTTGTCATACCCCTCGTATACATCCGTGTCGTTCCACCCCTTCCAGCTATTTGCAATGATTTCCGCGCAGTCCGGGAACATAAGTGCAGCCTGAAGCCGGTCTATCCACTTATCCCGTCGCAAATATCGAGCATCGGATAGATCCGGCTCTCTTGAACTCCAGTCCCAGTAAATTTCGTTACGATGCACCTCCCGGACACGATACGGATATTTGAGCGCATCAAATTCCCGGGATATTTCCACCCACCCGATACCTGCACGGATCATGCTGGAATACGCATCTGACATGGCCCGGGCTGCCCGTGACTCGGTCTCGGCCTCCTTGATTTTTGCGGAAAGACCTTCCGCAATCTCTGCCTGGCTCTCATCATCCGCCGTCACCCTGTAATCCGTTCGGCTACGCGCTTCCAACCCCAATACTGCATTGATCGTCGGCTTGATCAGATTGGAGTCCTGGGGAGGAATACCTGCCATCTTCAGGCGCTCGATCACCTCCGCGCTGGTCTGCGCGCCGTCGTAATAATCACAGTCCGTGTCCGAGTCCGCTCGCCACTTCGGTTGATCCCGAATATCGCGGCATATTTTGTCGTAAGCTTCAATCGAAATATCTGCCGTAACACCTGCCTCAGTCATGCCCGCCAACCTTTCATATTAATGCCTCTCGCACTCACAGCCGGTTTATCCTCCTCGATTGCCACAGCAAAATAGCGAAAGGCATCGGCTGCATGGCTGTGATAATCATGTAAGGGTCTTGCGCTGAATTGACCGGAATCGGGATCGACATCAAATCGATAATGCCTCAGGCTTTGCAGGCCTTCTGCACAATTCAGCTCATCAAAATAGCAACGTGGAAAGATAGTTCTCGCCGCGTTGATACCATCATGAATGGAGAGATTTGGCACAATTCTTACTTGTCGCCCCGCTGCAAGCATAATTTCCTCCACGCTACGTCCGGTTGCCAACGTCCGAGCCCTGGCATCGTGTGGTAACCAATCTGTACTGTACATATACCCTTTGTTTTGCAGCACTCCGATATAATGCTGAATTGGCATCTGACTATTACTGTAGTAATCGATCAACCTGAGTTCGTTACCAACGGTCTGCGCAAACCAGATGCTGGTGTTGTCGGCCCAGCCGAGATCAAAGAAAGTGTGTACCGGCTTTGCCTCATCATATGGCACACTCCGTATCCTTCCTTCTTCCTGTGCCAATCGCAGCTCCTTCGCATAAACCGCTCCGTCCAACGTTACCCTACAATTCCCTTCCCATACGTTCTGGTAAGTATCCGGGTCACGCGCTTTCAGTTCATCCTTTTCCCGTCGCAGGGTCTCCGGAAACCATGGATTGTCATTCCAATTGATTTTTACCACGACAGCGCCAACAGGGGGATTGACTGCAAACCGCTGATGAGTCTCATCGGTATTGAGCTCAGGGTTGTAAGTCACCCAGATTTCCGACCCCTCTTTACGAATAGTCGGAATAAGCGTATCCCAACTTGTCTTGCTCACTGTCTGTGCTTCTTCCACCCAGACCCTGTCCACACCCTCGAACGACTTGATCCTGGTTACGTTGCTACGCAGACCGGCAAAGATAAACTCGGAACCGTTTGCTCCATGGATAACGCTGTTTTGCACTTCATAAAATGAGCTTAAACCGATGGTCTCTATCTGAGCTTTCAATAAATGATGCACAGATTCGACGATAGAATTCTGAAACTCTCTCGCACACAAGATGCGCAATGGGGTTGCAGCTGCCTGAATCAATAATGCCCTGCCAACACCCCAGCTTTTTGCACCCCCTCTTCCGCCATATAAGATCTTGTAGCGTGCCGGTTCAAACAGAAATCTGAGCTTTGACGGAAATTCAGCTCTATGGGGAGTCATAGCACTCGAGCCGCCATTTACGATGATACATTTGGCTCATCACCTCTATCTTCCGGAGCGACAAAAGCTATCGCGATGTTATGCACTACGGATTTCCTGGCATCGCTGCCTTCGTGTGTGACAGGTAATTTATCGCCATATTTCCTTGGCGCCAGTCGTGCGGCATACCACTTGCGCGCATCAATGCGCAATTGCGCGCGCGCAATAACCTCCCGGTTTATGACCTCCCGTCCCTTCTCATCGACATACGTATCTCTTGATCCCTCGTCCGAAATTTCGATGATTTCCTCCGCGTAGGCATCCACGCAAAGCTCCTTGGCGCGTTGATATTGGCGCATAAGCTCTTCGTCACTAGCCAGCCATTTCCATAAAACCCTCTGACTGATACCAACCTCCACGCACATCGCACGAGCCGACTTTCCAAGTGAAATGCCAGCAAAGATCGCGTCAACTACCTTACGCCTCTTTATGGCTCGACTGCTCTTTTTCGGACTCGCAGGCTCTACGCTTATTGCACCCTTTTCTGTTCCTTCGCTGGATACTTCACCCTCGAATTTCCACATGTCCGGCTTTATCAGCGCCCTTTCCATTTCCTTTTACAGGCTCCTCATACCCTTCTTGCATCCTCTCAATGCAGCAAGTAATTTGACCTCACATGCCGCTCTTTCTTCTATTTCCGTACGCAGCGCTCTATTGATCGTCAGAGGGTCGTCCTTGATTGACATGCGATCAATCGCATAGGCTGACTTGCACTCGGACGGAGTATCAACGAGACAAGGGACAGCAACAGGTTTCTCGATCACCTGAGTCTGAATCACCGGCTTCCCCGCACAACCGGTCAATAAGGTCGCAAAAACCAGCGCCAGGTGGGCTAGCAGGCAGCGATTTAATCGCGAGGAGGCACTATGGGGATACACGGAGTTGAATCTAATCGGTCTGATGGCGGCTCTGCACATACTCTATCTGCTCTCTCGTGATTGCCTCATACTGATGCTCGGGTGCTACTGATGGAAGGGTGCGTATTTTCTTTGCATGGCTTATGTGCTTTGCCGCAGCAGCAGTCGCATGACGCATTGCCTCGGCTGCATTTTTTTCTCTCTCAGCCGCCACTTCTGTTAACGTACTCAT